GCCCTTCGGGATGATGATGCTCTTGCCGATCTGGAACTCGCCGAACTGCACGATGCGCTCGCCAGCGACCACGGAGTCCTTGAAGGCCCAACCTGTGGTGTTGATGTCCCACCTGTACAAATCGCGATATTCCTGCGGGTTTGTGAGCAGACGAGATGAATCCAGCAAACGCTGATCGGTGTAGGTGACCGCCGTGTAGAGATCGTTGGGCATGAGGTACGTGCCCGCGATGGTGATCTCGTTCGGGAGGGTGCCGGTGCCCGGCACTGCCGTTGTGTCAATGGTGCGGAATTGCACTGCCGCCGCTTCGAGAAGCGTAATGAGGCGCGAATCTTCCTGCCTCATAATGGCCTGTTTCGTCATATCCTGTGTGTATTCCACGATATTGCTGCGGAGGTAATACAGGTCTTCTTTCTTTATCTGCGGGAAAGAAGCAATTCGGAACAGTTGCACCTCAACGCGCTTGCCCTCGAATGGCGTGATCTTTACTTCACCCTCGTTGCCATGGAGCATATATGCCTGCCCCAAGTCGTCGAGAACGTCGTATTGAATCGGCACACCGGGAGTGAGCGTGTCCTCCAGCAATACGTTTCTCAGGATCCCCTGATAGCGCAGCTGGAGCTGAATTGGTCCGATCATCGACTGGCCGAGGCGCTGGATGCCGCCCACCTTGTCGCTCAGGATGTGAGCGAGCTTGGCTTGCTTCTCCTGGCGGCTCAGCTTGCGGTTACCCAGACGTTGCTTGGCCTGGACGATGTCGGAGACGTAGTCGTCGGATGCCTTGGAGAAGCGTCCGAGACCGGATCCCACTGCTACAGGAACAGGCATCAGTTCGCTCCGATCAGGCTGACGATGATCTTGGTCGCGGAGACGACGTCGATCAGGGTCGCCACGGCGTTGGCCGACGTGGCGCCGGTCGTCGTGAGCTTCCCCGAGGCGTTCGCCGTCAGGTACAGCGGATGGGCTGCTGCCGCCGGACCCGACGTCGACGGCCAGGTGGCCGCTACGTCGAATGCCGGTGCCAGAACCTCGAACTGCGACTGGTTGTCACCCAGCCACACCGTGAAGAGGTTGGTGCCCGTTGCCGCGACTTCGTCGATACCGAGGGTCGGTGCGACGAACATTGCAGCGAGGCCGACGTGCTTGTCGCCAGCTGCGGTACTCGGCTCGAATACCTCTCCGTACTTCCGCTTGACAACGGTGCCGGGGAGGATGTCGAAGGTTTTTGCCCAGGCCGGATCGAGGAAGCCCGGCGTCGGCGTGGCCTGGGTATTCGCCAGGATCGGCTTCAGCGTGCGCTTCTGAGTCGGGTTGGACAAAGGTGGACGGAACATGGTCCGAGTCCCTCCTTTCAGGGTCTCGTTGGTTGACGCTTATCCGAAGAGGAGTGCGTCGTTTGAGGGGTCGTTTGCCGACGTCCTACGGGTGCTCGCCGCGCGTTGCGTACCGCCGCGTGAGAGTCCTGGAGGAATCGACGTGGCCCCGCGAGACTTTCCGCTGGCGACCTTCTGGCGCTGTTGGGACTGGATCATTGCTACGCGCTCCAGCAGGGCGATGTCGCGCTGGACGGCGCCCCTGTTCATGCCCTCGAACAGACCGGCGAGCTGATACTTCCGCTCGTTGGTGTTGGGTTCGAGTCCTGCCCGGATGTAGGCCTCGGCGCAACGTACCGCCAGGATCCCACCCGCCTTCGCCTGCCTACGGGCAGACTCCTTCTTGTCGCCTTCGCCGGGCGCCCAGGACTGAGAATCCGTGTCCAGGTCCGGGTCGGCGATGCCGTCTCCGGCATTGTGTCCGTAATCGGTGAGGTCGAACTGGCTGGCCTGTGCGTCGGCGTCGGTGACGTTCTCCACCGGAGCCTCCACGTCGACCCGCGCGTCCGGAGCTGCCGTGTCGAGGTCTACCGCTCGTCTGCGCATTCCGGCTCCCTTCCTCTGGGCCTGCCTGATGGCCGTCTCGTTCTTTCTGGCCTGACGCAGCACGATTCCCAGGGCGGGGAACAACACACGGGCGTCGACGCGGGCCTGCTTGGCCCACGCGCTGGCCGCGCGCTTGATGCCGTTCTCGGTGAGGTGGCGGGCCTGGTGGCCGGTCGCCTTGTGCAGCCAGCTGTCGAAGGCCTGGAACGCCCGCAGGCTGGCCTCCTTGCTGTCGTTGGGCTGAGTCTCCTCCGGGGAGTCGCCGACGGCCACGAACTCGCCGTGCAGCAGCTCGTTGCCCGCCGGTCCGGTCTGGGTCTGCGGGTCGTAGCTCTCGGCGCGGTCCCAGGAGATGGACTCGGCGGTCCGGCGTCCGCGACCCGCACGCTTTCCGGCCTGGAAGGCCGCGAGCTGCTGTGCGTCGCGGAGCAGCTTCTGGCGCCCACGGTTCACCCGAGCCACCAGAGTGTCCTCGGTGTTGGAGATGTTGTGGGTGTCGTCGTCGGGCATCTCGACCGGCTCGGCGGGCGGCGTCTCGGTGATGAAGGCCGGTTCCTGCTCGCCCTCGTCGTTCTCGCCATAGGGGCTGCCGTCGGTGTTCGGCCCCTCCGCATAGCGGCGCTGTCCACGGGCGACCTTCCCGCGCTGCGCCAGGGTGCTGGTGCGTCCCATGGTGGATCCTTTCCTGGGCGTTCTACTTGTTCCTGAAACTCCGCGACCGTTTTCCAGGGTCGCGGTTTCGACATCGGTGCCGAAGTACTGGTTGAAATAGGCCACCATCGTCCGGGGGACCTTCACGTGCGAGAAGGCCTGCATCGGGATCTGGGGCTGTTGCGGGGCTTGCGGGGGCGCTCCTGGTCCGGCCTGCATCGGCGGTGGGGCCTGGCCGGGCATCGGGATCTTGAGCACCATGTAGGGAGTGGGGTCCTGCATCTGGTCCTCGGGGTTGGCTCCGGGGCCTCCAACGCCCTCCTGCGGCTGCTGTTCCTGCTCCCGGTCTATCTGTCCGGCCTGGTCCAGGTTCGGCGCCTGAAGCTCCTGTGGGGACTCCACGTAGTGGTGGAAGTCGTCGGTGTCGTCCTCCGGCTCGTCGCGATCGGAGTCCAGGGTGTCCACGGCGGCGGGTGCCTCGGTCTCGCCCCAGGCCAGCTTGCGGCTGGCGGTGCGTAGCACGCGGTCCTCGAAGCTGCTCTTCTTCTCCCGCTCGGTGCCTTCGAACGATCCGCTGCCGGTGTCTTTGGCGCCGCAGTCCTTGCACTTGCCGAAGTGGTCGAAGTCATGGCCGCTGCGGTCGCAGACGGACTTGGAGTAGTCGGTCTCGGCGACCTTGTATCCGGCTGTACGCATCACGTTGGCCTCGAATCTGGGGTCGAAGAATCGATCCCTGTCGCTGCTGGGCGCGTCCCAGTCGCCGGTCAAGTCCTGGTGTGACTTCTCGGCCTGGGCGCGGGCGTCCGCATGGGTGGGAGCGGTGCCGTTGGCCACCGGCTCGCCGTGGTGGGTGTGCACCCACTCGTAGCCGTGGCTGCCGCCCGCCGAGACCGGATCCCACTCCCGGCCTGGCTCGTGAATCGGGCTGCTCTCGCGGGGCGGGAAGATGTGCAGCGTGTGACCGCCGCCCTTGTCGATCTGGGTGTTCTCGTCGTTGGAACGCAAGTCGTCGAGGCCTGCGGTCCTGCGCGCGACGTGGCCCTCGGGGTGCTTGTAGACGTGCACTCCGGCGCCGCCCATGTTGCGGACCTTCTTCACGGTGTAGCCGTCGCCGAGCCGGTCGGAAACGTAGGCGTGTAGCTCGTCGGGCGTGAAGCCCTTCTGGTAGGTCTCGCGGTCCGTGCCGGGGTTGATCAGCCAGGCGCCGGGGTCGCCGACGGCCGCCTTGTTCTTGGCGGCGTCGACGTCGCCCTTGCCCGCGCGGGTGGTGATGATGGCGTGCCCACCGGGGGCCATGGCGTGGCCGATGCCGTCCACGATTTCGTGGCGCTTCTCCGGCGGCACCACGTTGAGCACGTTGAGGTTCATCACCCGCCCGTAGACGTCCTGGATGTCCTGGGGGTCGGTGTAGGTCGGCTGGACGCCGTCTTGCGGGTGCGGCTCGTAGGTGTGGAAGCCCAGCCCGCCCTCCTCCTCGGGCTGGCCGCTCAGGCACAGCCCGGCGCCGTAGTCCAGGGTCTGGTGATTGGGATCGGCGCCCA